AAACTGCAACATACTTGTGGTTTTTGTAATTGGCTCAATGGTGTTTTTAATGTAATCTATAATAGATGAAGTTGTAGGGAAACTCTTGTTGAGCACACTTAAAAAGTTTTCTTTGTACAGTACACCGTCTGTACCAAACACAGTAGAACTTGAATATCTACCAGTGGGGTCGATGATGTCTAGATATCTGTTGGTACCGCTGGCAAATCTGTTAACAGATTTGCACTTAATTACATTCTGACTAGCAGTCAGCGGGAAAGTATTATAGTCTTCACCATTGACCATTCGGTTTTGTGTATAGAACAGTTGAGGTGCGTTGCTTTTAACACTTAACAAACTTTCTCTAGCACTGGCATTACTCACGGTATTGGTCAAGGATAGACCAAAAGTTAGGTTATTGAATTCTCCGCGTTTACTGATATATTCAACATTAACAGCCACTGGACCAAAGTTGGTTGGTCGTAGCACAAAATTTTGTCCTAGACTTGACCTATAGTAGCAACGAAAATTACCACGAGGTAATTCACCAAAGTTTCCGTCTGAGAAGTTGATGTCAATTTGATCATTTTCTCGAGTAATTACAGAGTATATAGATCTGTTACTTCTAACCAAACTGTTGTATATCACGTTAGTACCCACTGAGCTGGGCACTTTGGTCCACTCTTTTTCAACAAAACCGTTGGTATTAATCTGGAACAACCAAACATCTTCATTGTTAATACCGGACACATCAATGCCAACTAGTTGGTTTGGTAGTGGATCGCTGATGGTAAAATCAGAGTAGTCTAGATTTCCCTGTTTGAACAGCACAAAGAATCCGTTGTTAGGTGATCCGTAACCTTTGCCATCATTACGATATAGTATGGTCAGTGGTAGGCCGGGAGTTGGACTTTGTTCGTAGATAAAGTTTTTGCCTTCAAATGTAGCAGACACTACTTCAAAAGTTGATGGTGCTGAACCTGCAGAATCTGTAAATGATACCACAGGAAGTTGTCCCAGTGTGGTGTTTAATTGATATTCTTCAGTGGTAATGCCCTGTACCACACCCCGTCTCAAAGGACGATTGAATGTCTGTGTGCTGAGCAATGATGCGCTGATGATCGCAGAAAACTGCTCAAAGAAATTGGGATTTGAAGGATCGTTCCAAAATATAGGCTGTCCTTTGAGGTTATTGCCCAGTCTGTCAAATACATCTTCGCTGGTAGTAACTTGAGATATTTTTAATAAACCGTTGGCCGCAATGTTACGCTTGGTGTTATACCCCAACATACGGCTCAATCGAATAATACTGTCGCGTCTTAGTGCAGTATCAATAAAGTTTTCTCTGGCATTTAAGTCTGTTCTAAAACTAAGATTTTGACCCAAAAATGCAATGAGATCAAGTAGTGCTACATATTCAGAACTTTCAATGAAGTCATTGAAATCTTCGGGATAATAGTTTTTAACGTAGTCTAAAAATATGCGTCTTAGATTTTCAAAGTCGTAGGAAGCCAGGTCAACCTGTTGAAAGGCTTCGTAAATTCGTTTCCAATCTTCAACTGCTAGTAGTCTGTTTGCCATTTGTAATATTTAACCGTTTATAATATGGGTAGATTATATCAGTGTCAACTGACCACTTTGATCAAATTTGATGTCAATATGATCTGCGATGTTGTAATCTAGATATGTAAGGTCTATTTCAAATTGCAGACCTTGTTGATATTCTGTAACTGTGATTCGATCTGCACGAACCCTAGGTTCACTTTCAATGATTCTTTCAATGTCTTTGGCTAATGTGAATCTAAGTTCGTCGGTCAAAGGTTCAAATAATGCACCCCATACTATGGTACCAAACTCGGGAATCATTACACGTTCTCCCTTGCGTACATTAAACTGATTCAACAGATCCTGGCGTATTAACTCAGTGTCGTAGAGTTTAAAATTACCAAAAGAATCACTGACTGTTGAGAATCCCTTGTAGATTTTGTCTTTTTGTAGTATTGCCATAGTATTATTTAAGCCTGTGTAGCCTTGCCCAAGGCGTAGTAACTGGCCACGCTGGTACCAAATTGGTCTTGACGTGCTTCACCTTTGGTCACATACGCAATGGTTCCGCCTACACCGCCCAGATGCGATGCTGCCAATGCACCTGCTACATCACCGGGTGCGCTTTTGTCATTTAATATGCCTTTGCTTTTTAAAACTGTGTAGTTAGCATAGGTAAATTTCACAAAGCAATCGTCTTGTATTTCTGGACTGTTAAGAAATGCTTTTTTACTGCCCGGAGGATTAGTCCAGTAACTGTCTATGTCTGTGATTGCTTGTAGGTTGCTTCTATAAAAACTTGGATTTTCATTGTATTTTTTTATGGATTCTTTGGTCATAAAGCCATGCTGTACCAATGCTGGTACACCAAATTGATATCTACCTAGATAGCCATAACGATTTTCAATGCCATAACGACCGCGACTTTCACGTGCGGCAATGGCTTCACGGAACTTAGCAAAATTAAATCCTGAACTTTCCATGGCTTTGATCTTGTCTTCTGACGACGATGACAATGCACTGGGCACATATCCGGATGTGATATCACGTTGCTCAGTTCTAGTAACTTGGCCTGCGGTAACAGTACCACCGGTGGTAGTACCAGTAGACACTGATATTTTTGCTTCTCTGGTTTCATGTCCTTCCCATGGTTCAGCCAAAGGCACTATGGGATTATGTACAGGGATTTCGTTGCCGTCATTGGGATCAGTGTGTTTGTAAGGTCTATCAATGGGAGTAGCGTTGGTTGCAGCCGCAGCCTGTGTGGCATTGGTAGCAGAACCACTGGGTCCTCCTAGATCATAGGAAGATGCTACATGTGGGCCTGATCCAACTGGTCCATCTAAACTAATGCTAGATGACGATGTTTTAACACTGCTGTCACCTTTAATACTCACTGAAGTTGATTTAATGTTGACTTGAGTACCACCAATTTGATTTAAATTACTGACTGCATACAAGAAACCATCTCGACTGGCCACTAAGTGAAAATCATCCCCTGTGGTCACATACATGGTTTTACCTGCGCTGAGATTTATGTTTTCAACTGCAGAATGGTATGTATTTTTTGCAGCCACTACATGTATGTCTTCTCCACTTTCATAGGTGCTGTCATTGATAGATCTCATGCGAATTTCTTTGAGACTATTGATATTAATATTACCTGCGGCATTGACATTGAAATCAGTGTCAGTGTTAAAACTCATTGAACCGCTAGAGTATACATCAATACGACCTGTGTCTGTCATTTCTATCCAAGCAGTGCCCGAAGCATTAATAATGTAAATAAAACCTGCCGAATCGTGCATGACAATCTGATGTCCAGTGGCAGATCTCATTCTAAATAATTGATTGCCACCTTTGACATCGCCGTCATCCATGACTAATTGATGCCCTGGCAGTCTGTACAAAGGCACGTTGTTTTGATCGTAGTTTTGTCCACGACCCGGAGTTGATATACCAAACACTTGACTAGGAGTTTCTCGACGTACTGTGCTGGAACTGGTTCCACGTAGTCGATCTGCAATTAACCCCTGATCATTGAGAATTTCAATCATTGGATCATGCTTGGGCATTTTTTTATCATCTAAGAACATAGACTCGATGTTAACTTTGTCAGTTTCTATTTTCTTGTCAAGTTCCGACACAGGATTTTGATCATCAAGATCAGAAAACTGTGCATATCTGCTGGCAATACCCGGAATCATGTGATTGATAAATTGATCAGGTATACAGCCTATCCATACTGCACGAGCTGGATCGCTGTTGACAAACATGACTAACACACCTGTTTCAACGTCGGGTGGTACCATCCACATGCCATAACTTTGCTGTGTGTTTTGAAATCCTGTGGCGGCTGTGTTTGCTGATTGAGCACCGGCGCCAGGATCTTTGGTAGTTACACCATAGAAAGGTGTCATATAACTGCAAGTGATCCAACTAGATGGTAAGTCAGGTGCACCGCCTAGTTCTGGAATATAGACCTGTAGTCGACCCATGTAACTGGGATCAATGTTATTTTTAACAAGACCCACAAATGGGCCCGATCCTACATTAAGTAAGAAATCTTTTTCAACATTACCGGGTGTGGGTCTATCTACTCTTGCCATAATAAAATTTCTTGTTCCTTGTTATTAACCAAAACCAAATGCTCGTGTCAACGATTTGTTTAACTGTTGATTTCTTGAAGCCTGATCACGTGCTTCTGCTTCGGTTATAGTTGGGTCCTGTGATCTCAACATGGATACATCTTTGTCAACCTGTGCTTGATCAATGGTAATACCACCTGCTCCGGGTGTAATGAATCCTTCTGGTATCACTGATCCAAGTTGATCTCTTAGAGATGTTATA